ACGTTGGGCAACGACGAGTACTCAATTCTCCTGCGCGAGACCATGCGGGTGGGCGCTAAGCAGGACGAGGAGATCAAGCAGAACCTGCTCAAGGCCAACGAGGTCGCCATCAAAGCCGCCGTCGATGGCGCCCGAGCAAAGCTGGAGCAGACCCGGCGCCAACTGGCCGTCGGGCTTTTCAAGATCGAACCCGAGTACGCCGAGTCGTTTAAGTCGGCGCGCGATGCCGGCGCCGGGGAAGCGATCCGGCTGCTGCGGCAGTCTGTGGCCATTGAGGTCGAGCGAGAGAAGACAGCGCTTTTTGGGGGGCGTGTTCGCGGCCGTGACGGCAAACCGGACACGTTCATCCTCGGGAAAATGCAGCAGGACCTGGCTGAGCAGTTGAGCAGTCAGCGAGAAGCGGGCGCGATCAATTCGGCGCGCCGGGCGGAGCGTTTTGCATCAACAATTGCACTGGGCAACGAGGCCTTTGAGGTGGCCAACCAAGCCGATATGGACCGGCTGCGTGCGGAAGAGGACTCAATCAAGCGCCTTCGTGACCTGCGCATGCAGGATCTGGACGCCATCCAAGCCGTGACCGTCCAGCAGAAAATTGCTGTCGAGGAGCAGCGGTATCGCATTGAGACGGAAACAAGCCAGAAGTTATTTGATCATCGCAAGATGATGCTGAAGTTGGAGTTTGACGTCGAAATGTTGATGCTTGAGGTTCGCCTCCGTGGCGCCATGGCGACCGAAGAGCAGATCCTGCAGATTCGCGAGGCTTATCAGAAGCGGTATCAGGTCATGGTCGACGTCCTAGATCGCGAAAACGTTGACGAGCGAATCGCCCGTGAAAAGGCGTTGAATAACTCTCGCACGAACATCATCATTGACGAGCAGCGGCGCTCTTACGACCAACTGAAAAATGGTGCCGAAAAGGTCTTTGATGCCTTGCTCAACCGAAGCCAGAGCGTGTTTGGCGCCATCGGCAATGCTTTCAAAGTTGCGATGCTGACGGCCATTCGCGAGGTCGTCACCAGCCGAATTGCGGCCTCTCTGATGCAATTATTTGGCTTGGGTCAAGTCAGTTTCACAGGGGGAGGTGGCCAGATTGGCGGCAGTCCAGTCTTTGGCGGTGCCCGCTCTGGCGGCGGCGGGTTGGCCGGGTTGGCTGCAATGCTGGGATTCGGCGGCATGGGCTCGCGCTCTGGTGGCATGCCTGGGGTGATGATCCCCGGCGCGCCTGGCGGCACGGGCGGCTTTGCGGGGCCGGTGGGCTCTGTGTCGGGAAACGCGGCGCCTGGCGCCACCACGGGCGGCACAGGCGGCATGCTGGGCACTGCCGGCGGCCTTGCGGGTTTGGGCATCCTGCTGTTCAACTCCGGGTCAATTGCGCTGGGCGGCGGTGCGGCTACAACGGCGGCCGGGATCGGCGGCGTGAAGGGCGCGCTTGCCGGGATCGGAACTTCTTCAGCAGCGCTGCTCGCCGGTCCAATGATGATCATGGCCGGGTACAAGGCTCAAAACAAGGCGCTGAAGTTCGGACTAACCACCGGGGGTGGCGCTTTGGCTGGCCTCGCGATAGGGGCCAAGATTGGCGCAATTGGTGGCCCCATAGGCGCCGCTATTGGCGCTGCTGTAGGCTTCACGATTGGTTTAATTAGCGCGATGCAAAAGACGCCGGAGCAGAAAGCTCGAGAGGCCATCAAAGCCACCTATGGCGTTGACGTGTGGGACAAGAATGTCCTGGCTCAGGTCGCACAGACGGCGAAGTCAACCTTCGGCGGCAACTACATGCTGGCCGTCCAGAGTCCACAGGTCCGCGAGCTGATCCAGCTGTGGGGACAGATGACCGGACAAAAAGTAAGTGGAATACCGCCACAAGCGCAACCCACAACGTTGATGCAGTCCGGCGGCTCACTTTTTCAGCAGCCCGGCTTTGCTAACGGGATGCCGATGCCTCTGGTTGGTGGCGGTATGATCTCAACAGGAATAGCGCAAAATGCGCCGCTGTCGGTTGTCATTCGGCTTGATGGTGCGGCGACGAGCGACCTGCTCCGCGGCGAGGCAGTTCAGGCAATCGCGGAAAATCCGCGCGCGGCGCAGTCTGCGGTGCTGAGTGCGACGCGCTCAAGCAGCGGGCGCCGTGAGTTTCTGAGCCTGCAGCTGGCTCCGGGCACCGTGACATCCTGATGCCTGGTAATGTTTCGAACGCTGCGCCGGCAACAGTGCTGCCGCAGATGTTCTGCACCGCGTTCCAGCAGACGCGGGAGATTGCGGTGCAGGCGAACGACTATCGCAACGGGGAGTCCCAGCGGGCGCTTCAGGTGGCAAGCAGCCGCCGGAAATGGGTTCTCGCCGTCCGGCTGTCTGCTGCGGCGCTGGCCACCTTGCGGTCCTTCTACCTCGCCCGTCGCGGTGGTACTGAGCCTTTCTATTACTACGATCCTTTCGCCGTTGTGCCCATCGGCTCCAACTACGATCCCACGGGCGCGAATGCGGCAGGCCGGGTCACGGTTCGCTTTGACGGTCCGTGGCAGCAGTCGATGGGCATGGCGCGAACCGACGTCCAAATTACTCTCGTGGAGGTGAATTGATGCCCGATACGCTCGGAACAGTCACCGTTCCTGAGATTGCTCCGTCGGGAACTTTCCCAATTCTTGCGGAATACCCGTTTGTGCAAACGCTGGACCCGGCGGTCGTCACGCACCAGTTTGGATCCGCCAACGCCAAAATCGAGCAGCGATTTTATCTGGGCAGCGGCGCTCGGCGCTTTGTGGTTCGCCGCAGTATGGGACGGACGGAGCGCGAGGCATTGCGGGACTTCTGGGAGGCGATCAGTGGTCCTTACGGCGCCTTTACCTTTCAGGTGCCAAACCCGGACGGAACCACCACAGCGACCACTTGCCGGTTTGAGAATGCGCCACTGACGTTTGAGCATCTGTCGAATGCCGTCGCCTCGGCCGGAGTCGTCCTTGTTGAGATTCCGGCGACGGCGCCCAGCTACACCCTGAACTCAACGCAGACGCGTTTTCCATCCTCGGGTCTGCCGGCCGCCCTGCTCTCTCAGGTCCAGGAACTTATCCCGCTTGTCAAGATTCAGGCGCGCGCCTCTGGCTATCCCGCCATCTTCGTCTCCGACCGCCGGTGTACAGTCGGCGGTCAGCTGTATCAGGCCAGGCTGATTAATTGGTCGAGCATCTCACAGTCGCTGGGCAATGACGCCGACGACGCGAACTTCGTGTTCGGCAACGCGGACCGCGTGATGCGAGATCTTGCGAACACCGTGGATCTCTGGCGCGCCACCATCGAGTTCGCGCTGTTCCATGTGGTCCAGGGCATTAAACTCGACCTCTGGCGGGGCGAGATCGTCGACTGGGACCTCGACGCCGGTCCGGAGTTCCCGGTGCGGGCGACGGACGGCATCTACGAACTCACTCTTCCCTACCCCACCCGCCGCGTCGACCGCGGCTGCTGGAAGGTCTTCAACGGTCCGGCGTGCCCGTATTCGTCCGCAGGTTCCGGCGGCAATCCAGCCTCTTGCGATAAGGGCCTCGACACCCCGAATGGTTGCGCCTCTCACGGCATGCAGCGGTACTTCGGCGGCATCGTTGCTTCGCCGCAGGGCGTCCGGATTCGAGATAACGCCAACGGTCGGCGCGCGATCACGGCTACCAGCGTTATTGGCGACTCCGCTTATAGTCAGACTGTCCCCGAGATCTACACCAACGTTTCGATTCCGGTAACGGCAAAAATCATAGCTGGTCGTGATGAAGGTGAGTTTTACAACGCGCTCGGGATCGTTGGTGAGGGCCCGCTGGGCGCATTTGATCCGGATCCACTAAAGCAGCTGCTCGACAACCAGCCACCGCACGGACCCGCTCCGCTGGGGCTGCGCACGGCCCTTGGCACGGATCCAGCTGGCGCCAATGACCAGTTTGTGATGACCGAGACTGGTGCGTCCCCGCCGTCGATCTTTGCCGCCGGCACGGCTTTTGCCGAGATTCGCCGCACGGACCAGAAAGGTATCCAACCGTCTCCGCTGTCGCAGCACCAGATGCAGGTCTCGGTTTGGCAGGGGCTGTCCGGCTGGGTGTGGACCGCTCCTGGCGTTCGATCGCAGCAGGTTCTGAGCAACCCGGTCTGGATCGCCATAAACTGTTTGCTGCGCGCGCGCGGCCTGCGCTTCTCGACGGCGGCCGAAAGTGAGCAGTACTTCGACGTAACGGCCGCGATCGCCGCGGCCACCTTGTGCGATGCCAGCGCCAACAAAGTCATCGGCGCAGGAAGCGAGACCCAATTTCGCTTCAACGGTATCCTGCAGGAAGAAAAGCCGCTGCGCGACTGGATCCAAGAGATCTTGATGACGGCCTTAGGTTATTACACCTTCGCATGCGGGCGGCTGAAGGTCGGCATCCGCAGCAACTCCAGTGTAGTCGAGGCATTTACCGCTGGCAATATCCTCTTCAATAGCCTCAAGCTAAAAGCGATTCGACCAACCTTCAACCACCTAACCGCGAACTTTGCCGACGAAGAATTTGAGTTTGTTCGTAACAGCATCACGCTCTACGACATTGACCAGGCGCAGCTGATCGGCGGGGCTACGGCGCCCGTTTTTCTGAAGAGCGAGATGAACCTGGTTGGCTGCCCGTCGAAGTCGCAGGCAGCGCGCGTTGTCACGACGCGCCTGCGCGAGGAGCTCGGCGGCTACAACCTGACCCAGCAGCGCAAAGCACGGGGGATCTCGTTCCGCACGACGGCACTGGCCTTGAATGTTGAACCCGGCATGGTCTGTTCAATGACGCACTCCGATATGCCGGACGGCGCCGGCGAGTTCCGCGTCTCGGGCTGGCGGCTAAACGGGGACTATTCGATCGACGTCTCCGGTCGCACAACGACCGACGAGATGTACGACTTGACGGTTGGCCCAAAACCAGCCGATGTTGCCGCGGAGCCTGTGCCGGCGGAGATCAGCTTCTCGAAGCTGCCGGTCTCACCCTGGGGCGGCAACGTCGAGACGCCACTTGCCGGCAACCCGCTGTACAGCGTGGGCGAGAAGTTCTTCGGCCTGCGCCTGGTGTACGAGGA